CTCTTCTGTCATCTACCAGCAACGCTCAGGTAGCTCTGCGGCTCCCACTCGCCCTTGACGTGCGCCGTGCGCACGTGGTCGATAAACATCCGGCCGCGAGATTGCGGCATGCGCGCAATGACCTCCGGCGGCGTGTGTGGCTGGCTGATATCTGGCTCCCCATCGTCGAGCGGCTCGATGTGCGTCTCAAGATAGGAGTACGACTCCGGCGCCTGGGGCTCCCCCTCGAAGCGCTTTTTGGCCCACACATAGTAGCCAAAGGCATCCATCGAGTGGTTCATCCAGTCGCGCGGCTTCTCTTGGAAATTCATATTGAGACGGCGGCGCTTGGGGTAGGTGTACGTCTTGAACTCGTTGATCGTCGCCGTGCAGTGCCGGTCCACCCGGATGCGCGCACAGCTACGCAGGTAGGCCAGGATCTCCCCGACGAGGTGCTCGTCGTTCAATCCCTCCTCGACTTCAATGGTCAGCGCGCGCTGCTCCTCCACCTCAAGCTCGTCGTCGGTGTCGGGCTCGCGGCCCATGCGTTCGAGGATCAGGTTCACGCGGCTGCGGTACAGCCGGAAGAAACGAACCGGGTCGCGGATCAGGTTGCGCATGAACGGGATGCGCTCCCAGATCTGGGGCTTCTTCTCCACGATGTACGCGGGGAAGCCCATGCGCTGCCAGCGTCTCATTTCCTCGGGCTGGGCCGAGTCGCAGATCATGTCGGAGATACCCTCAATCTCCCACTGCGGCAGGAGGTCCCCCTCGCGGGAGGTCTTGTTACCGTTGAACCACGGCTTGCTAGCCAGTAGCTCCGCCATCTCCTCGGTCGAGCGATGGGTCTCGTACAACTCGTCGAAGATGACCGTCATGTCGGTGTACTCTTGCATCGCCAGGATGGCGTATGCGTTGGAACCACCCGATGGATCAACGGACAGGATAACCGGCAGGTCCGGGTTATAGGGACAATCAGTGACGTGGACTTTTTCTTTGAACTCAGGGAACACACGCTCCCTCGCAGCAGCCGGGATGCCACCGAACTGCTCAAGGAACTCGTGCGGCTCCATCTCCTTGGCTGCCTGTGCGAGCGCGGGGGTTTGCCGGCCTTGCGGAAAGGCGTAGAAGTTGATGTCATAGCTGGCATCTTGGAACATCTCCCAGGCTGCCTCGCCGCCATGGGCGACCATATCACTCCGGGCGTCAATCGCCTTCTGGTGGAAGAAGTCGCCCTCACCTTCCCAGGAGGAGATCAGGAGCGCCTGTCCGTTACGGTCGGTCAGCGGTGGGAGGATGGCGCGGGCCCACGCCTCTGGGTATATCTGTGCCGCCTCGTCGATGATGGCCAGGTCAATCGCCGCACCGGCGGCTGACCAGACGTTCTCCAGCGACATGCCTTCGAGTCGGCTACCATTCTCCAATACGATCAGCTTCTCCTGAGTAGTGTCGCGGAAGGTACGCCACTTCAGATCGTTGTCGCGCACACACTCGACCACCTTGTCAAAGGCCCGGCCGACCAGTTTCATGGTTGGTGCTGCGAGCCAGATCCACGAGCGTGGCCTGAACTTTGCGGCGCAGATAGCCTCCATGGCTGCTTCCGTAGTCTTGCCGCCGCGACGTCCCCACGCCACGATGCGAAAGCGCGCCTTGGACCTGGCTACGGCCTGCTGCCCGATCCAGTGCCCCTCGGTGCCCTGCTGCTCCCAACGTTCCGTCTCGTCCTGCAGGGCGTGATACTCCCGCAGCCGCTGGTCGGGCACAGCGTAGGTGCCGACGTGCGCGACGCGACGCAGAAGCTCGCGCTGGGCATCCTCGTCATCTGGGACGAACACGCCGTGTGGCCGGAAGCTCATCTGCCGGAACGACTCAAGCCGCTCCTCCGGTGTGATTGGCTGGAACGGTACTAGGCGCGCGGCAGCGCGGTCCTCCCAGTCCTGCAGCCAGTCGGAGCCCCCGCGCTTGCCGAACTTGGAGAAGTCAAGCCCGGTGAACGCTGGGGTTGCAGTCGTCACTTCTTGTGGGACTTCTTGATCGAGGTGGCAGGACCCTTGCCACTACCGCGTGTGAAGATGTTGGAGGTACCGACCTTGCCTTTCTTACCGCCGCCGGACTTGCCAGTACGCTTGATTGGAACCATCAGGCTTTCTTCTTTCTGGTCGTGGTGGTTTTCTTCTTGGTTGTCTTCGAGGTAGTGCCGCCGCGTGAGCCGCCCGCCGCCAGCGCGGCCTGAAGTCTGGTACGCGCTCCTCGCGGCGCGGCGCCGCCCATGGACCCGCGTGTCGGACGTCGAACGTTGGGGATCTGTAGCGCGCCGCCCATGCCGCCCAGATTCAGAGGTTGGATACCGGGGGCTGCTGCTGCTGATTTACGGGGCACCTAGTCCTCCTCGAACCACGTATAGAATGCGAAGCACCACCATGCCCGAAGGCAGCGCCAGCATCCCCTAGTATTTGCCCGGGTTCTTCGACGACGGGATACGGCCCGTGCCACCTTTGATCAGCGGGATGGTACGTCCCGCGCTCCCGCTCTTACTTCCGCGTCCTTTTCGTGTTGCCACTGAGGGGTTTTCCTCTCTGTCCAGGCTTGCGGTGCACCCCCTTCTTGAAGCCCTTGGCCAGCGCCGAGTTCGAGATCGCGGCTGCTGACTCCTTGGACATACCGGGGTTGTCCCGCTTGAGTGCCTCGTACGTTGCCGGATTCTTGATGGATGGGCCGGGCTTCTTACCTCCAGGCATCAGATCACTCCTGCTCCTTTGGCGAGTATCCAGATGACAGCGGCCATGAAGAACAGGGCCACGATGAAAAACATTGCGCACGTGAGGGGCCCAGGCGGCTCGGCCTGGGGGTAGTCTGGCACGCGCGCATGGTACTCACGTCGTCAGCAGCACAACGCTGAAGGGTCCAAGGGAGTTGAATTGATCTCGACTGAGTGTCGAGTACACGCCCTTGTAACCCGGCGCAGAGTTGGCGATGTAGATGTCGGAGCCGCTCTGGCCGCGTATCGCCACCCAGTGGTACCACGAGCCGCCGCTCATCATGCCGCACGTCGAGCCCGCCGCCGCCCAGACGGTGTCGAAGTTCAGCCAGCCCTGGGTCGACTCGTGTCCATACGAGTCCCGCAGCACGCGTTGAAGCTGGGCGCCGGAGCCGTCCATCAGGCCGTAGGTCGGGTTGATGTTCTCGGGCTGGCCGATCTCCGCGACGGCGCTCCACTCGTCAGCGCCAGGGTTGGCCCCCGTGGCGCGCTCGACCCAGGCCAGCGAGCACGCGCTGCACGTCCAGCTTGCAGCTTGCGGCGGCATGTATTCCTCCGGGTTCCACTGCACCCCGGGTGGAGGCGGCTGGGGCGCAGTCGAGATGGACGCCGGAGGGCGCGGGGCAAGCTGCAAGCCGGGATCGAGCGCGAGCAGATCCGCCTCGACGGTGGGCAGATCGCCCACCCAGCGGTTCTGCAGCATCTGCTTGAGCACATCGGTCAGCAGTGCCTGCTGCTGATCAAGCTGGTTCAGGTCGTCGTCAAGGGACATACGGCGGGTCCAGCGTCAAGGTGCCTTGCAAGCTGGGGTCAATGGCGTACAGGAACGCCTCGACGCTGGGCGGCGCACCGACCCATTGTCCGTTGAGCGCGGCAGCCAGCGCCTGGGTCAGCAGCGCCTGCTGCTGCTGTAGCTGGGTGATGCGCGCATCCTGTTCGTCGGTTGTCTGTTGGGTCATGCGAGCGTTCCGGCTCCAATCACGTCTCTGCGCGCGCCCTGTCCGCCGCCCATGTTGGGGTCGGAGAAGAGCGCGAAGGTCACGTCGGCGGCAGCCATGCCGGTCACCCACGCGGTGATGTAGGTCGAGGTGAACTCGGGGTCCTGATCGGTCCACACCTCGGAGGTGTCGAAGAAGACCGTGTTGCCCTCGATGGCGTACGGCTGACCGTCGCCCTCGCCGTTGATCGAGAAGACCCGGTTGCCGACCACGATCACCCGCCAGTAGCCCTTGAGTGCGCCGGTCGGGGTGGTGGCGTCGGGCGGGTTCGAGCCCTGCGTGACGTACAGCACAACCTGGGTGTTGTCGACGATGTTGGTCAGCCGCAGCCACGGCGAGTACACGCCGCCAGCGCTGAGCGAGTTGAAGTTGATGCCTGGCCCCGCTGGCCCCTGCGGACCCGTAGCGCCGGGCGGGCCTTCGATGCCCTGCTGACCGGTGGGTCCCACGTTGCCCTGCGGCCCCTGGATGCCAGCCGGTCCCTGCGGGCCAGGCTGACCCATCGGTCCGATGGCCCCCGAGGGGCCCTGCGCACCCGTCTGACCCGTGGCGCCCGTGGCACCCGTCTGGCCTGCTGGACCCGTGGCGCCCATCGGACCCATCGGCCCGACCGACCCCGGGGCGCCCTGCGCGCCCGTCGCCCCCGTGGGCCCCTGCGGTCCGGCGATGCCCTGGATACCCGGGTCGCCCTGCGCACCCTCGGGGCCGATGTTGCCCTGCGGGCCAACCGGTCCCTGGGGCCCCATGACGGGCCCCGCGTCGATCCACGCGCTGCCGTTCCACACGTGCAGGTGACCGTTGTCCTGGGTCATGGCGCCGTCGCCGGTGACCTGACCGGTGATGCCCGCGAGCGCTGTCGAGTCGGCCACCACGTACTTGACCTGAATCGACTGGCCTTGCGGACCCTGGATACCCTGGATACCCTGCGGTCCCTCGGGTCCGGGGAAGCCCTGCTGACCCTGCTGGCCCTGCACGCCGGCTGGGCCCGTGGCACCGGTCGGACCGGTGGGCCCGACGATACCCTGCTGGCCCTGGGGGCCTGTCTGGCCCTGCGGTCCCGTGGGACCTGCCGGCCCGACTGGACCAACGGCGCCGGGGATACCCTGCGCGCCCGTGGGTCCCTGTGCCCCAGCGGGACCTATCGGACCCTGCGGACCTGTCGGCCCCGATGGGCCAGGCGGACCCTGGTAGCCCTGCGGTCCCATCTGACCCTGCGGTCCAACGGGGCCCTGGGGACCTGGCGGGCCCTGCGGGCCCGTTGGTCCCATCGGCCCTGGTGGTCCGGGAGGGCCAGGGGTGCCGGTGGCCTCGACGATAAGCTCACCGTACTGGATCGCGCGCGGGCGCGAGAACGGCGGCGTGGTAGGTGTGGTCATTGTGCTACCCCGTTCAACTGGCCGAACTGGACGGTCTTCGCGCGGCTCTGGCCGCTCGGCTCGGTGAGCACGCCCGACCACTTGGCGTTGACGTAGTAGACCGTGTTGGGCGCCATGATGAGCACCTCGACGGTCTGCGGTACGCCCGCTTTGAAGGCGAGCGGCCCGACCTCGACGTCGTAGGCTTCGCTGCGCGTCCCCGCGACGACCGAGACGATGCCGTCGTAGTTGACTTCAACGGTCACGCTCAGGACGAAGAACCCGGGGGAGGACACGAGGACGGGGTTGAAGTCGACCCACACCTCCTGGGTCGGGTCGGCGGCGGGCGCCCACACCGCCCACTGGTAGGTGTGCCAGCCGTACAGGAAGAAAGGATTGGCCGCGACGCCAGCAGCGAGCGGGCTGACAACACCCTCGGTCACGACGGCTGGACCAGTGCCGCGTCAGCCTGGCCGGTCAGCCAGTAGTTGGGCCCCATGAAGGTGTACTGCGGATCCGAACTCGGGTTCTCGATCAGCCGCGCTACGCGGATGTACTTCGAGTCAGCGGTCGCCCGGATGAGCGCCTCGACGGCTTCAAGCTCGCCTGGGGACGGCACAGCCCACGTGAAACGCTCGACGACCGTGGTGTTCCACATGACTTCGAGCGTGGCCGACTGCAGCGGATCGGGCATGCCTGGGATGGCGCCCGCCACGTCGGGCACAGGGCTCTTCAGGTCGATGGAGATGTTCACGCCACCGGGCGCGGGCACGCGCGAGATGACGCGCGCCACGGGCATCGTCTCGCTGCCGTTGGTGCCGTTCAGGTCCAGATACGCAAAGCCGGGGAAGCTGAACGGCTGGCCGCTCGGGTTGTACTGCGCCCACGCGTACGTGTTCCAGTCGCCGCCGTCGCCACCCGAGGGGGGCGGCGGGTCGCCGCCGAACTGGTAGAAGCGCACCGGCACGAAGTTGTGCGGCGTCTGGCGGAGCTTGAGCGTGCCGATGTACGGGCGCAGGTTGCGCCCCGAGGAGTCGCTGGGCGACAGGTCGATGGTGAAGCGCACTTCCTGGGGGCTCGGATTGGTCGGGTTCTGGACGATGGTCCCGCTGGGCACGGCCAGCCGATGGCGGATGAGCGGCCCGACGTCCTCGACCGTGCCGCGCAGCGGCGCGCCGCCAGGGTTGGCGGGCGGGTTGGTGCGCTCCCAGGACAGCCGCAGCATGCAGTTGTAATCGGTGATCGCGGTGACCTCGAACATGTCCACCCCGGGGACGGGGTAGATGTCCGATAACCGTATGAAGAACGGCAGCCCCTGGATCCACGAGATCTCGGGGACGGGGACGATGAATGGCTCGGCGGTCATGGCGCGGGCTCCTGAGCAGGTGGCGGTGCCTGCGGCGCGTTCTCGATGTCCTCGACCTCACGCGGCTTGACCGGCTCCTCGTTCCACATGAGTGGGTTAGCCGGCGGGATGGGCAGCGTCCACATGCGGAACTGCGGCGCGGTCATCGAGCTACCCCCGCCAGCGGACCCATCGTGATCTGCGGCCAGTTGGGCACGATGTCGTCGGGGTTGCTGGACGTCGGACGGTACGTGCGCTGGCGCGACATGAACGCCTCGGCGGTCTCGCGCACGGGCTGGGCGGGCCAGTTCAGGTCGATGGTCAGGTCGACCCCGGCGGGCGGCACCGCACCCAGCGGACGCACCCACGCGCTGTCGTCAACTGGAAGAAACAATGGTTCTGGCATAGCGGATCTCCAGTGGCATGGTAGGCCGACCGGCGCCGTTGGTCGAGGTCGGCGCGCGCGTCTCGCTGATGGTGGTCGGCGTGCTGAAGGAATACGGGCAGTCGGCAATGAAGTGCCACTGGCCCCCCGCGAACCCGGTCTGCACCCGGTCCTGCAGGAATGCCTCGGGCCCGCCCTGGGTGCCGAGGACGTGCAGGCTCAGGATGTTGTTGAACTCGTCGGGTACCCACAGCACCACGGCGGGCTTGCAGAAGCCGTAGCGGTCGTGCGTGTTGCGGTTGGGGCGCCAGTGCACAATCGCTCCGATGGCGAGCAGGGGTGAGCCGTAGGGATCTCCAGGCGGGCCCTGCGGTCCGCGCGGACCCTGCGGCCCCATCGGCCCGGGTACACCCGGCTCTCCTTGCGCGCCCCTACCGTCTTGTCAGGCGCGGGAACGGTCTCTTCGGCGTCGGGGCGCCAGTCCCCCATTCCGTAGTCGTGGGAGACGATGCGCGCACCGGGCTTGAGCTCCGCGAGGATTTTCGGCCGCAGCGCGAGATTCACGTCGGGCAGGAGGTAGAGCGTGAGGACGTTCGCATCGTGGATGTCGGTCTTGAACAGGTCCTGCTGCAGGAACTTCACCCGGTCGGCGACCCCGGCCTTGGCCGCCCTGTCGTTGGAGAGCTTGACCAGCCGCGGGTCGATCTCGACACCGAAGCC